AACAGCACGCGCAATTTCAGATCGTTCGCCATCGTCATTCGGTCCTATAGGCCGAGCGCACGCGCGCACGCTCACGCCAGTCGGCCAGCTCGGCCAGGGTAAAGCCGTCCATATCGCGCGGGGTCCAGTGAAACACGCTCGCTATGTCGGCCATTGCTTCGTCAACGTCGTCGGGTATGCCGTGTTTCAGCGTGCCCGATTCGGCAGCAAAAAATCAGCGAACGCCACCCCCAATTGCACGAGGTCGGCCGGGTCCATTTCGCGCACGTCGAATTCGGTGAGCGTCGGCGACGAGATACGCGGCAACACCTTGCCGAGCGCATCGACGTCGAGATTCACGAGCGCATTGAGCGACGTGCCGCGCAGCTCGCCGGCGGCCGGCTTGCGCAAGGTGATCTCGGTGATTTCCTGGTCGCCGCGCTTGATCGGCGTGTCGAGGGTGATCGTGTTCGGCTTGGCTTGTTCGGACATTTCTTTCTCTGTTTAGGTTTTGAGGTGTTGAGGGTTTCGGGCGCCCGCCTGGCGCATCACCAGGCGAGCGCGGTGCGCAGCTCGTCGAGCTGCGTTACAGGCCGATCGCCGTGCGCAGGTCCGCGAGCAGGTCGTCGCCGTTGACGATTTCAACCATGTTCACAAAGTCGATCTCGATGATCGTCGCGCCGTTGATCGTGAGCTTGTAATAGCTGCACGAGGTCGTGACTTTGAAAGAGGTGTCGTCGCCAGGCTTTGCACTGCCCGCGTCGATCTCTTTGTGCCGGCCACGAATGACGATCTCGACGGCATCGGGTTTGCTTTGATCCTCGGCTTGATACGCGCCGGCGAACCGCAGTTGCACGCCGTCGTGTTTCGTCACGCCGTACTTTTCGTAAATGGCGCGCATCAGGCCGCCATACGTATGCACGACTTCGATTTTCTCTTGCCCGAGGTCAATGTCGATCGGGCCATTCATGCCGCCGGATCGGTATTCCTCCATCTTGCGCGACAGCTTCGGCAGCTCGAATTCAGAGCACTCGCCGCGATAGTTGTCGCCGTCTTGAAAGACGTTGAACGCCTTAAGTTTCTTCGGCAATGCCATGTTGTTTCGCTCCTGGTTATGCCGTTACGCGCGAGGCGAAATCGGCGAGGTATTGGTCGGTGATGCGTTGGCGCAGCATCAGGTTTTCGATCGGGGGAACCGGCGTGTAGTCGTAATCAATCGCGAGCTTGCCGGCCTTGAGCGATTCGGCATCGTTCGCGCTCTCGTCGTACCAGGCCGAGCCGCCGATCAGATAGCCGTTTGCGATCAGCTCGCGAAACTTCGCGTTGATGCTCTCGATCAGGTCGCGCACGAGCGAGGGGTGCAACGGCTTATCGACATAAACCATGTGCGCCTCCGCCATCGTGTCGGCGAGCACTTGCGCGGTGCGCGTGTAGTTCTCGAACATGAACAGCGGATCATCCGAGCACGTATGCGAACCCCAAAAACGAAAGCCGGTGCCCGAGTTGATAAGCGTCGTCACGTCGTGCTCGTTCAGATAGCCGGCATCGGTCGCGGGGTCTTGCAAGTCCCAAAACACGCTTTTCGTGATGCCCGACACGCCATTAACGCCGACGTTCGAGAGCGTCTTGTGCCAGCCGATTTCCTCGTCGATCTTGGCGCGCAGTCCCATCGCGATAGCAACGGCCGGCGCGTCGATCGTCGCGCTCGTTGCCGTGTCCCAGGCTTGGAAATCCGGCCAGATAACCATGACTTCGCGTTGCGAGAACGACTGGCGATAAGTCGTCGCTTCCTCCTTCGTTTGCGCGCCGTTCGCGCTCACGTAGGCGAACCCGCGCAGCTTTTGCGCGATCGTCGCGAGCGCGATCGCTACGGGTTGCGCATCGGCGCCAGGCACGCCGAGAATGCGCGGCTTGACGCCGAGTTGCGATTGCGCGGTGAGTAGCGCTTGCATGCCGGTGAGTTCGCCTTGCGGCGTCGCCGTGCCGATCAGGTTGCTCGTGGTTGCCGCTTCGTCGATGCCGGCCGACACGCGAACGACGACGACGACGGGCTTTGCTTGCCAGGAAATGCCCTTGAGTGCCTTTGCGAGCGTGCCTTGCACGCCGGCCTTGCCGATCGCCGTTTGAACGTTGGTGATAAGCACGGGCTTGTCGAGCGGGAACGTCGCCGCGTCGGCGTCGGTCGCATGTGCGACCAGGCCGATCACGGCCGTCGCGACGGTGCGGATCGGGCGCGTGCCGCCGTTGATTTCGATAACGCGCACGCCGTGGTGAAAGTCAGTTGCCATGTGTGATCCTGGTTAAAAGAGGTCAGGGAAAAGGGCGGGTTTGCAGCTCGCGACGCTTGCGGCGTTACGCGGGATCGGCCGGGGTTTCCGGCTCGGGTTCGGGTGCCGGCGGCGCCGCGACAGGGATCGGCGCCGGCGGGGGCGAATAGGGCGCGGGTTCGGCGGGCCAAACGACGGCGAGCGGGAACGTCTCGCGGGCGATCGCGCGCTTGAGATCGTCTTGGTAGGCCGTCCACGCTTGCAGCGTGTAATACCCCTCAGAATCGAGCGTGCCGGCCGCCAGGGCGTCGGCCTTGCCTTCCGTCATCGCCTCGGCCTTCGCCGTGCGCGCGTCAAACTCGGCCATTGCCGGCGCGCTCGCCTCGGCGAACGGGATCGGATCGCTCGGCCAGCTCACGGCGTCGGGGAATCCCTCGGCTTGAATGGCGCGCACGAGGTCGAGCTGATAAACCGACCAGGCGCGAAAGTAATAGGCTTCCTCGATCGACAGCAAGCCGGCCGCCAGGGCGTCGGCCTTGCCCGCGTTCATCGAGCGCGCGCGCGTCATACGCATATCGAATTCGGCCATTGCAGCGGCGCGCACCTTCTGTGCGATTACGGCCGGGTCGATCACCCAGGCGCCATCACGCCAGGCATATTCGTCCGAGGGGCGCGGCGTTTCGGTCAAGCCGTTCTCGGCGGGCGTCGTGCCGGCGACGAGGATTTCGGCCGCTTGGCCGTTGTCCTGGCGGTACAGCATCCGGCCGCGATAGTCGGGCAAGAGCTTCCAGGCGCCATCAAGATAAAACGGCCATGAGAGCGGCGTGCGCGCCGGCAGCTCGTCAGCGGTCGCAAATGCGGGAACGAGCCAGCGATCGAGGTTGAGCGGGTCCGAGTCGGCAAGCCGGCTCGAAAGGTATTCGCCGGTCGTGGCGTCGTATTGATGAATCAGCATGGTCGAGTCCTTAGTAAGCGCGAATCACGGCGAGCAAGGCAATGTTTCGGGGCCGTGCTTCGTTGCCGCCGTCCGCGTTGACGGTAATGGTGTGCGAGTGATTGCCAGCGCCGCCGATGCCGACGTTGTGCCCGTGCGTGCCGGCGCCGTCCGTGTCGAAACCGTGTGCGTGCGCGCCGTTCCAGCTCGTGAAAGGTTGCCGCTCGTTATCAATCGAAAAATGACTGTTGACGCTTCCGCGATCGGTGTCGGGGTTCGCCCATTGCGGCACGTTCTGGTCGAGTACGTGTTGGTGATCGCCAATGCCGTAGGTGTTGCCGTGGTGCCCGTGCCACCCTTGCGAATCAGTCCATGCGCTGTGTACGTGATCGCCGACAGCCGCCGCGCTCGCGCCGTGCGAGTGCCATGTGTTTGAAAAGACTTGCCACGTGCCGATGGCGCGACCTGTATCCGCGCCGCGTGCGTCATCCCAACAGCGCAGGAATTCGCCGCGCAGCTCGGGAATTCGAAACGTCGTCGTGCCGTTGCCGGTCGAGAAACAGCCCCAGTTATTCGCGGTCCAGTTCGCGTCCGATACGAGTGCACCGCTCGCCTGGGCATAGGCCCACAGCGCCGGATAGTCGGCGCGATTCAGAACCGCCCCGTTGCACTTGAGAAAGCCGGCGCGCGCCGTCGTGCGCACTTCGAGCACGATCGCCCCGACGAGCGCCGACGCGATTGCACCGACGACAAACTCGGTCGTCGCGACGCGCTTCGACGAGTCGCCGGCCGCCGGCGTTTGTGCGGTGATAAGGCCGGCGACTTGCATGAGGCCGATGCCATCATCGGCCGTTGCGCCGATGAGTACCTTGCCGCCCCACGGCGCGAGGCCGATGTTTTTCTTTGTCGTATTGCCGGCGTCCATCGCTTCGATAGACAGTCCGTCGAAATTCGAAACCGATAAAACCGCCGCGCGCGTTGCGCTTTGAATCTTCGCCATGCCGACAACGGCCGCGCCATCGGTTGTGAGCTGCGTTGCGCTTACAGGGCCGGCAAAGTTTGCGCCGGTGAGCGGCGCATATCGACTCGCGGCCGTCTTGGGCGTGAGTGCGCGCACGCTGTCGGTGCCGGCGTTGACTTCATCTTGCGTCGCCAGCTCGACCACGCCTTGCCGTTCGGTCGTCGCCGGCGGGTTCGTGAATGAGGCATCGCCAAAAACGAGGGTTGCCGCGTCGATCGTCGTGAATTGCAGATCAGCCGACAGCAGTAGCATCGCCGCCGCCGCCTTTTCCATGATCGGCGTTGCCTGGCTATAGACGGCCGCGAGCACGCCGTTTTCGAGATAAAGGCCGAACCCGTACAGCGTGAATTGATCGTCGGTGTCGTCTTTCAACGTCACATGGATCGTGTCGAAAGCGACGTTCTCGCCGGCGAATGTCGTGATGCGCTTGCGCTCATTCGGCAGCGCGACGAGCGACGGGTCGGCAGCGTTGAAAGAGGCGGTCGCGAGGC